TGTGTATTGTCACTGTGTTTAGAACACCAGTATTCTGATTCAATTTTACCTAATACAATTGAACAGCTTTGTTCTCCCTTGTTAAAATATTTACATGTACCGCAGTTAAAGCCAGCATCTAGCTGTCCTTTTGTAGCTTCTTGATAATTTACATCTTCTTTTTCTAATTTTTGCTGGTCAGGTTCTTCGTCATCTTGGTCTTCTTTTACCAAACAACTACCATCTATACATGTAGAAGTTGATGCTTCCTCTGACTTTATAATGTCAAAAGAGGCAGCTTGGTTCACTCCCTTCTCACATACTGTAACTTCTGCAAGTTCTAGTTCATCCACTTGCATCACATCTTGTAATCCTTTTTGTATGTTCTGTGTTTTCAAAGCACTTCCAGCTATACTATAGCTTTTTAGTTTCCCACTACCAATTTGTTCTGCTACTTTTTTAGCTATTTTAGTATCATTTCTAAGTTCTGTGATAAAAAATAACCCATCACCATTTACCCCAGATTTGAATATTTGACCACTCTTGCTAATATAAGCAGGTAATGCCCATCCGACTTGAACGTCGGAGTGTAATACCATAGCATTCCTAGTTCTAAAGTTTGCCATATATTTATCAAAAGCTTTATCTAAAGCATTTGTTGTGATAAGATGTCCTTCTCTATCAACCATTTCAATTGATGCTGGTCCTCCTATCACTAGATGGTCATCATCTGAAACATTCATTTTTTTCAGTTCTTTAGTATAAGTAACATTGTCTGGATAAGCTCTAGATAATGTTAGCATTTCTGCTGGAGATGCTATACCAGCTTTATGTAACCTTTTGTATTCATCTAAAGCGTTAGATATATCTTTTATAGATACCTTTCCATTGACTGCTTTTTCTAAAAACATTACAGGTATATCATTGGTTTCTTGCGAGTCTGTTATTTCAGAGTCAGCAAAATTCAAGTTCATCCAATTCGAAGGACTTGGTATTTCTCCCGCCACAGTTTTAATAGTTTGAGTTGTCATTATATTAGTCCGCTATTCCCCAAATAACTCCTGTAAGTGTAGGAGTATTTTGGGCTGCTATCATTGATATTTTACCCCTAAAGTCTAAAGGCAATTCACAGTTAAAGGTGTCTCCACCATAAATAGGAATACCATTAGCAGAGGTTGCTGTTTTGTCAAATGCTAAATAAATAATATCTGCAGCTGTGCCAGACCTGTTTGTGAATTGAACACCCCTGATTACAGACATTGCGGGCTTCTTTATTGATGTAGATAAATTTGTAGTACCTGTCCATTCGTAAAGATTACCTTCAGCACTTGTCTGGTTACCATCAACATAAGTAGAAACTGCTGTAGTATCTTCTCTAACCTCAAACATAATCTTATCTATGTAGAAGTTTATGTTGTGTTGGGCTTGTGTAACTACATATAATCTGTATGAAGCTGGGTCTGTGTTCGCTGGTATTGTATATTGAGTAGTCATTCTAGTCCAACTGGTAGCCAAGCTAGAGCTTCCTGAAGAAGCTAACTCTGTACCAGATGAATCTGTAATATTGATTTCTACTGTTCCAGAAGCAGAAGCACCTCTGTGTTCACATTGAACTGTAATATATTGTGGGTTTACACTCCTCGCAATTTTAGGGGATTCCCAATAAAACCCCTCACCAACAGCTGAGTTAGCTGGGTTTACTAAAAGTGATGCTGACCCTTCTGAAGCTTGTCCTGTATCTCTTGCGATTGCAGAACCAGTTGCTGTGTATATTGAAACGTCTGAACCTTCTATTCCGGGATTAGTTACTAAGTTCACAGCCTTCTCGCCACCATTTGCAACTATAGTATATACATCTTCAGCGGTGGTACTGGCAGCATTTGAGATTGCTACATATCTATTAACCGGATGTACCGACTGTCTAGTAGAACTATCTATGTCCCACTCTCTGTAATCCGTATGTCTTTCGTTAGCCATTTATAAATTCTCCTATTTATTTATATTTATGATAGCTACAAAGCTACCCATAATAGCGGAAGTGTGTACTATTAGTACCCCAATAGCCAGTAAAATACTTTTCATTCCATACATTTTGTTACGCCATTGAGAAATATCATCGACTTTGGTTTCAACCTTTTCTAAGTTTTTAGAGAGGTTTTCATTGAGGGCGTTCTGACTTGAAATATAAGAATCTAATCGTTCCATATAAACTGCTAAATTCACTTGTGTGTCCTTATCGGCCACTTATCAGTCCTCACAAAATGTTGTTTATAAATTAGTAGGGGGACCGAAGTCCCCCCACATGTATCATCACTAAACTTTATGAGTTTAGGTCAGCTATTTTTGCTTGTGTCCAAATGTTCTTACATCGCATTTCACCCATAGTGTAGAGTAATCCTCTTACAACTAGAGCGTTTGCTGCAAAGTAATCTCTGTTCTCTACATACTGCGTTGGTTGTGCAATCGCAATTTCTAGATAGTCAGTATCCAAAACATAAACGTTAGAACCAAGTACAGCATCAGCAGATGATACAGACTTAGCAACGTCAGCGTCTGGGATAATTGGGATACCTTGGTAAGTAGCAAGTACTAGTCCAGTTCTTGTACCCGGGAAAGTTCTTTCAGAACCTACACCAACTTGGTACTCTTCCTGTCCTAAGTATCTTTGGTTTGAGTTAAGCAATCTTTCTAAGTTAAA